GTAGCTATATAAGATTTGTCTTTGCCGAATTTAGAAGCGAGCCACTTAAACGACTCTGCGTGATGCCTACCGAATGGTTGAAAGCGGCCTGGATATATAGCAATGATGTTTTTAATCACTTGAGAACAGTTTGGTAATAAATATCTAAGCTGTTTGTTCTATCTTGGATCTACCATTGACTTTGTTGATCTCAATATGGTGATCTACCACATCTCTCATAGAATCAATATGGGATATGATCATAATAAACTTAAATTGTGTCTTAAGGTAGTCAAATAGCATGACCATTGAGCTCAGGTTAGTCTGATCAAGCGCTCCAAAGCCTTCGTCTATTGCCACAAAGTTGGGCCTAGGAAGAGTGGATACGTTGATAAGAGAGGTTCGGATAGCCAAACTTGCAACGAACTTCTCCATTCCTGAAGTAAGTTCCAAAGGCCAAAAGTTATCTTCATCATAAGCTATGTATGCGTTTATATTTTTATCGTCAGCGTGTAGTACTACCGCAAAATCCACCAATTGTGACAAGATATTGTTGATTTCATCCTCAATCTGTGGTATTGTGTTTGCAATTAGTCTGTGGGGTAAACCGTCTCTGTGAACTGCTTGTAAATAGTATTGATAGTCTTTTGATTTCGCTTCCAAGTCCTTTAATTTCTCTATCGCCTTCTCGTACTTGATCTTGGAGTTCTCAGCCAATCTTTTGTTTGCAGTAATGTCTGCTATTGAATCGTTTTTGGTTTGTAAGTCCTTCTCAATAGTTTTCAAATCGGCTTTAACGTTGTCTATTGATTCGTTAAGTTGCTTATTGGTTTCGATTGCTTGCTCTTGTTGATTGTGCGCAGTTATCTTTGACTCTATTGTTGATAATAAAGTCTTGCTATCGTTCAATTTCTTATTTAACTTGTTGTCGTCAGCGTTTAATCTGTTCTTTTGTGCCTCTAATTCTTGTAAATCTTTGTTGTATTGATCTTTAGTGTCTTTAATTTCTACAGCTTTAGAGTTTGTTTTGATTTGGGCTTCTAAAGTTTCTACTTGAGTTTCCAAATCTTTCACAGCTAGCTCTTCTGCTTCTATGGAGTTCTTTGTTTCTATGGCATCCTTTACAAATACGTTGTCCATACAAAAACTACATTCTGGATTGTACTTGAGCTCGGCCAACTTGACCATTTTCTTTCTACTATTCTGTAGATGTGTGTTGGCTTGACGTAATTCTAATTGTTTGTTGCCTAATTGTTTAGTATCTAACTCAAAGTCTTTTAACTTCTGACTATAATCTTCTAAGTTAATGTCTTTGATTAGTTTGCTGCCAATGGTTTTAGCATTTAACTCTTCTATTTTCTTATCAACGTGATTAATAGATCCAGAATTGGTATCTATATAATCAACTATCTTTGCAATACCAATTTCTATAGTAGACTTTTGATCTTCCAATCCATCAATATCTACAATGTCTTTGTCTATTGGAATTAATTGCTTTGTGTAATTTAGTATAGACTCGTTTAACTCGTCTCTCTTTTCTTCTGTTTTTCTCTTCTCTTCTTTTGCCTCGTCTAAAGCGATCTCAAAAGTTTCTTCGTCAAACTCTGCCTTCTTAAACAATTGGTGGTAGTCTTCCTTTTGATATTCCTTTAATAACACACTTACCTCTCTCATCTCGTTATTAGCCAAAATGTACAAATCTTCGAACACATTGATGTCCAAAAATTGTGAAAGCAAATCTTTTCTTTCCTTCTGGTTCATATCAATAAATCCAGTGTTGTTGTTTTGAGTAGACAGCGTTGTGAGTATGAAGTCTTCGTAGTTACCAAGTAAATTCTGAATGCTTTTATTTGTATCGTTACGCTCTTTACCGTTCAAAGAAACTTTATTGCCTTCTTCGTCTTTATAGTAGAAGTCAACATTTACCTTTACATTACCAAGTTTTTGCTTGCTTCCCTTTCTTGATATTGTATACTCCAACCCATTTAATTCGAAGACTAATTTGCACAAAAAAGAGTCAGAATTGTTGTTCATGACTTGTGCGGACTTTGTTGTCTTAGAACATTTGTCAAAGATACAATAGGTAATAGAGTCAAGCAGTGTAGACTTTCCGCTAGCATTAGGAGCAAACAGCCCATAAGTTCCCGTCATGTTAGTAAAGTCTACAAAATTGCCTTTACCGTAGCTAAACATATTTTCAAACTCGAACGTCTTTGGAAGCCACATAGAGTTCCTTGGCACTTCCAACTTAGGTAAAGCGTTGTTGATATTACGATTGATTTCGCAAACGTCTTTAATAGTTTGGTCGTCTAAATCTAGCTTGTCCTTAAGGAATTGCGCTAATATATTGTTTTGATATTCTATGTCCCTAACATCGTGAACGTTAAGTTTTCTGTTATCGTTGGAAGAGTTAGTGAAGTCTTTTATCTTTTGCATAGAAACCTCAATAACATTCTTTTGCTGTTTAATATCAGCAATAATGCTCTTTATTTCAGATTGATTGGTGTTCTTATACTTTACTCTTAGATAAAGATTTTGAGGTAAAGAATCTGGTAATGGATTGTAAATAGCATTCTCTACTTCGATTGTATAAAAAGCAGTATCGTTATCTATTTTAACGTATTCAGCTTGTTTTTTGTCCAAATCCCAAACAAATATACCGTGATCCAGAGACTCAGCATGATTTTGTTGAATCAAAGATCCAGGATATCCAATAGTTTTAGATTCGTTTAAGAATTGTGTCTTGTGGATATCTCCCAACAAAACAATATCGAACCCATCAAAGTTTTCTACTTCAACGTCGTTATTAAATAGTCCAAATCCACCTTCAGTAGTAGTTCCATTTACAGGTCCATGGTACAAAGCAATCTTGTACTCTTCGTCTATTTGATCTGCTTTAATAAAATTCTCGCAATCGTCGAATACAGACCAATGCGCAAAAGTTCTATCTCCAATTTTAAACGCCTCTGTCTCTTTAATGTAGAGTAAGTTAGGATGATCCAATGCATTTACGATTGGAGTTAACGCATCCATTCTTTGTGCATTGTTTAGATTAGCATCGTGATTACCAGGAATAAGTAACACGGGACCGATGTCTGCCAAGTTTTTTAGAAATGTTTGAACCTCGTTTACAAGTTCTGGAGTGACATCGGTCTTCGCGTGTACTATATCGCCCGTCAGACAGATCAGGCTTTGTTTGTCGAAACTGTTCGCAACGTAATTTGTAAGTTTAGAGAAGACTCGTCTGTACTCGTCGTGCCTCTTGAAGTTTCGTATGTGTATGTCTGATATGTGGAAGATCCGTGTAAGGCTTCCTACGTTGTCGAAATATTTTATCATTTTGTTAATTCATTTTCATTCGTCTGAGCATTAATTCTCCGAATGTCAATGGTTTTGCTTTTTGTAATAATTCTGTCATGCTCGTAAATCCTAGATCAGAAGGATCTTTACCGTCTAATTCTATTAGGTAAACCTCTTTTCCAAGATTAATCAACTGTTCAGAGTAAGTAAGCGCTTCTTTGAGTGCGTCCTTATCAAGTGCCAAATATACTGTTTTTACTTGAGATTCCACAAGTTTCAACATCAGTGCCTTTGTAATACTCTTACCGAATAGTGGAACCGCATTTCTTTTAATAGCAATTGCGTCGAATACGCCTTCGCAAAGTATAACCGGTACTGTCCAGTTAATATGATATTCTAGTCCTATGATTTCTGTTTTGTTTACAGATGGTGCGTCGTACTTTTGATAGGGTTCCTTTTCGAAAGACCTAGCAATAAAATAATTTACTTGGCCGTTTTTATCGTAAGAAGGCACAATAACTCTATTTCTGTAACGGCCTTCTTTGCAGTATCCAATGTTGTACTTTCTTACGTCGGACTCGTTGATGCCTCTATTTTTTAGGTAAACTGTTGCACGACGATATTCCAATGACTTGTCGTTTTCTGTCATTGAAATGAATTCTTTTGGTAAAAATACGCGAGTTGTTTCGGTGTCTTCTATCTTAGTGCGATCGCCTTTGAAGTAGCCCTTCATCTCGATCATTCTCTCTTTCTCTACTCCCAATTTTTTAAATAAAGAAACGGGAGTTTTGCCTTTTGTAGCGGGGTGGCAAGTCCAACAGTTGTATTGACCCGTAAAAATGTTAACGATTAATTTTGGTTTCTTGTGATTGCAAATAGGGCAATGGAATGCGTGATCCTTCTTATTCTTATCGGGTTTTCCCTTTCCAAGTACAGATTCTAAAAGACCTAAAATCAATTGTTCGTTCTCCATTGATCTAATATACTAAAATAATTTTAAATAAAAAAATTTAATCTTCGTTGAGCACACTTAGAACTTAAGTTTTTTATTGTCCTACAAAATAATTATTTTTAAAACCTTCTATAACAGGGGGAAAAACTACAGCAGACATATGGATCTAACTAAACTACTAAACATACAGCAAGAAGAGAGGGAGAATTTAACCCAAGGGGAAATACAAGCTTTATACATATATCTAAGTATGCAATTTGAAAATATGAATGATGAGCAAAAGATTCTTTGGATTGAGACAATGAGGACATTAGACCCTGAATTTGATGATTATGAAGAAGACTAATTTGCAAATATACATTTTAGATGGTTGTGATAAATGTAAAAAATTAAAGACAACTTTAGATAATTTAAAAATAGAGTACGAGGCTATTCCTTGCGAACAGTATCCTAATATGTGCGATAACCTAGAAGATATTACTGGAACTGATTCGTATCCAATGATTAATCTGGAAGGCAAAATCTTCTATATTGCCGAGAATTACAAGGACATAGGCAAAATAAAAGTGGTATCTGACAAGATATCAACGATGGGAATGTACTCGATAGATAATATCATAGATACGATAAAAAATTATTAAATTAACAATATGAGATACAAAGAATTAATCACTAAAAAACTAGGCGAATTGGTAAACATGATAATGTACCAAAGTTCGCAAATTTCCCAACTGCGTCCTCCACAAGAGTTAAAAGAAACTTTAGAAAAGATGCAAGACAAGATAAATGAAGTTCAGCACCTAATCAACACTGAACACGAATCTTAATCAAAAATAAAAGTTATGAAAAAACTAACAGAGGAACAAATCCTTGAGAACCTAGGTAAGTTCTATGGTTACATTACAAAGTACATTCCAACTGGAGACAGACAGGACAAGCTACTTGAATTCTATAAAGGCATTGAAGTTACTTTAGCTATTAGCCCAGCATCTACTAAGCTTAGTCACCACAACTGTTTTGCAGGTGGATACGTAGATCATGTTAATAGAGTTGTTGAAGCTTCTCTAGTACTAGATAAAGTATGGGAACGCTTTGGTCAGAAGAAAACTTATACTATTGAAGAATTAGTATTCTCTGCAATTAATCATGACCTTGGTAAGATGGGTACTAATGAAGAGCCTTTCTACCTTCCTAACGACTCTTCTTGGCATGTAGAAAAGCAAGGCGCTTATTTTAAGATAAACACTAACATGACTCATATGAGAGTTGCTGATAGAAGTTTGTACTACTTACAACAAGCAAACATACCGGTTACAGAGAACGAGTTTTTAGCAATCAAATTACACGACGGCCTTTACGAAGAGGCAAACAAACCTTATTACATAACATACAGCTCTGACGTTGAATTAAAATGTAACTTACCTTACATTCTTCACCAAGCCGATTTAATGGCAAGTAGAGTTGAAACACAAATTTAATTAAAATGACAGGAATAATATCAATAGTACTATGGTTTGGCACAATTTTTGGTGCAATAGTATACAATCTTTATAGAAAAAATAAAAGATTAGAAGAAATCGTACTTAATCAAAGCAGCTTCGTTAACGACACTTTAGCATTAACAGACGATTTCAACGGATTAGTAAACAAGATCGATATGACAATGTGGGTACAATCCGACCCAGAGTTATTACAACTTTTTGAAACCATAAAAGCAATCCAAGCTAGAGTTCAACAATTTACAGGAAGAAAATAAATCATGGCAGAAGAATTAATGGTTGAACCGGAACCGGATATGGGTCTTACCATAAAAGGTACACCTAGAATAAGAAAACCAAAAACAAAAAATGTTTACTTTACTTCTGAAACTGAAGAAGCGATCTTAAGATATAGAGCTGCGTCAAATCAAGCCATTGCGAATCAGATATACAATAAAGAGATTCACTACGCATTCTATAAATTAGCAGAAAACATTATTCATACTTTTAAATTTTACTACACAGAAGTAGATAATATAGAGGATCTTAAGTTTGAAGTTATATCGTTTCTTTTACAAAAATTGCACCTTTACGATCAATCAAAGGGCAAGGCGTATTCATATTTTGGCACTATTGCAAAGAGATACTTGATCATCTACAATCAAAAGAACTACAAAAAAATGGTTTCTAAGATACAAGTAGAAGAGATTGACAATGCTAATAGTACCCATGAAACCTTAATACTTGAGCCTGAGTCTTCTGATATTAATAGGGTCTCTGTAATAGATCAATTCATAAAGCATGTAGACGATAACTTAACTACGTTATTTGACAAAGAAGGCGAGATCAAGGTTGCTGATGCTATCTTAGAGGTATTTAAAAAGAGGGAAAACATAGACATATTCAATAAGAAAGCGCTATTCATATACATAAAAGAGATCACCGAGTGCCAATCAAATACTATTACAAAGGTGATCAAAAAGCTAAAGGTGGTATACAAGGAAGTACTTGACCACCATATTGAAAACGTAGACCAGTGATATTTATTTAAAAAATCCTATGGAACTAGAAAAGGAAATCTTCCCTGGAAAGACTTTGGCGCATTTGGTGGAAGAGGTATACAATAAACACAAGTCTCAGGACTCAACAATAAAATCAGAGATATTACGCTTGGCAGATATGATTGAAGGACCAGGCGATGCTATCGTTTTGGTGCCTATGATCAAGGGCTTATTAGATTCTAGCCTTAAGAACGACGAAGTTTTAATGAAAATACTTAGTGCTTTTCAAAAGTCTGCAGATGCCAAAGACAAATCGGTTGAAGATGGAGGCCTTTTGAGCGAGAAGGATATAGAGCAGTTAATGAGTGAGGTAACTTCAATAGGAAACGGAGCTAAACAATTACCAAAAGCATAATGAGTATATTCGGTAATAATTTTAAAGCCGATAAATCGGGTAAATTTGGCCAATACTTCATAATTGGTCGAGTTAAATCCATTGTGCAAGGGCCTTTTACAAGATCCATACTAGCTTATACTGCTCCTGATGGTCTTCCTGCGGTTAGAGACGTATTAGAACCTAACCCTGATTTTACTAGTTGGAAAGATATTGGTAAAATAAGATACGAAATAATGTATTCTAATTTATCCGAATCAAAATTAAAACAAGTAACTGAACCTGCTTTCCCAATATTTAGCTTTATAAAACAATACCCTTTATTAGGTGAGATTGTTTTAATTATGAGCGGACCATCTCCTAATTTAAACGAGGATTTTAATGCTAAACAGCTTTTCTATTTTCCTCCTTACGCTTTATGGAACGGAGTCAATCACAATGCTTTTCCAAACATGGAAGAGTATGGTCAATACGTAAGCAAAGCAAGTTCAAAACCAGAGTTTCAAGGCAAATCTGATACGCTTACATTTAGATTGCCTTTGGGTAGAACTTTTATAGAGAACGAAAGAATAAAGAACCTAAGACCTTTCGAAGGAGATATTATATTAGAATCAAGGTTTGGTCAATCAATAAGATTTGGAAGTACTGTGAAAGGATTAAAAGCTTTAAACCCTTGGTCAGAGGCCGGAGTTACTGGCGATCCTATAACGATTATTAGAAATGGTCAAGGTCAACCTATAGACTCCGATCCATTTGCAGCAACCATAGAGGATATCAATTCTGACGATTCTTCCATATACTTGACCTCTTCTCAAAAAATAGTTTTAGAAGATCTAGTAAATTTTCCTTTTAATTCTTACGGAAAAAGTTTAGCAAAACAATCACAAACAATACTAGAAATAGAACAAGCTCCTACTTCTAATGATGTTTTATCGGCTCAAGAACAAGACTCAACAGCAATAAGCAATACATAATGTACGTTCCAGAATTTCCATATAAAGGCAAGCAAATAATTGTAAGTAGCGGTAGAGTTATTGTACACGCTAAAAACGATAGTGTATTTTTATTCGGAAAGAAAAATGTGGGTATCTCTTCCGGCGGTGAAGTACATATAGACGCCAGAGCTGAGGTTTTTATAAACGCTCCTAAAATTAGTTTGGGAAATAAAATAGACCCTCAAAACATGCTTGGATTAGAACCAGTTTTATTGGGTTACAAAACAAATCAAATACTAATTAGATTAAGCGAAGCGTTAGAAGAGCTTGGGCAATCTTTGGGCACTATATCAGAGTCAGACGTTCCTGGCTCTATGTTTAGATTGGCTACAGCTGGTCCTTTACTTTTAAAAGCTGCAGAAGCGGTAAACAATCAAGTTACAGGAGGAGGAGTCGATCCAAAATTAGCATTTAATCTTTCAAAAGTAGTATATACAAAATAATGGGAGACAATTTAGTACCTAAAGCACCGCAATCACTTCCACCCAAGACGGCTCCAGATGTCCGACCTAAAACTGCTATTGAAAAACTTTCAGCAGAAGATCAAGCCGCAATAAAAAAATTAAGTTCTAATACAAATATACTTAATGCGGATAAAAATACCGCAGAAGGAATTGAAAAGGCAATTATAGTAGCGGGTCAGACTATAAACCAAATACGAGGAAAGATGGACGATCTTTTCTACGGCAAATTTGAAATAGCTGTAGCAGAAGAATCAGACGCGGTTAATCCAATGACAGGCTTTAAAGAGACTTTGGACAAGGGGATATTCTATGTAATGGATAAATTACTAGAAGTTGACATGTGTAATATTTTAGATTATGCATTGAATCAAATACCAGGCGGCAAAAAGTTTGACCCTAAAGTAAGTCCAGACACTATAAACGATCCTTTAGCTAGAAAAAAATACGAAATACAACTCAAAGCCTATCAAGTACAAGTATTAATAGACGACTTCTACTCTTTATATGGAGATAATACCACTTCTAAAAAGAAAAACGCTTTAGTTGGATTAATAAAAAAAGTAAGAACAATACTAGAAGAGGTTTTAGGAATTCCACCAGAACAAGTCCTTAGTCCTGAACAACAAATAGAGCAAGAGTCTTCCGGACTTACTGATGCCTTAACAACTGATCAAAGGGTGCAAGACATTAAAGAATTACTAGGTACGGATGGATTGAGAGACGCTGAACTAGTTGCTGCGTTTCCTGAATTACAATTGTTTTCTAATTATATGGAAGACGTATATAGAGTGTTTAATAAATACTCAGACGTTAGAAACTTTCCAAGTCAAGATGTGCAAAAGGCACTAAAGAAGATAGACGATATTAGAACTATAGCAATATCAATACAAAATTTATCTTCAGTTAGCGGAGCAATTAATTTAGCAGACAGATTTTTGGACGGTAAAATTTCTAAGTTCATTAAAATGATCTCTAAAATAATAGATCCAAAAAGAATTATTCCTTTCTTAAAAACTATTATAGATGTATGTAAAGTAATTATAAGAATTGCAAATCAAATACTAAGAGTCATTTCTTTCTTTAGCAAAATTATAACTCTATTCTTATTGTTAGTAAAGATCTTTTGGATTTTAAGAAAGTTTTTTATGGGAATTCCTATTCCTAATTTAGTTACCACTGTCGGTGTAACTACTACAGTATCCGATACACTACAAGAGATCATTAAAGAGAAAGGATTTTTAACGTTCTTGAAAAGATTAAAGCAAATAAATCAACTTTTACAAATTATTATTAAATTCTTAAGCAGTTTAGTAACAAAACTATTTGCTTTAGTAGAAAAAATTACTGCTTTAATATTCAATATAGAATCATGTTTTACTGATCCTAACGAATTGCTAGACGATCCATCAACACTACAATCTGAATTAGATCAATACGGTTTAGATCAATTAGCAAGCGGAGGCACAAATATAAATCCGAATAACAGATCTGGAGGAGGAACCGCTGGTGGCGGAGGAACGGGTAGAGGTATCGGAGTCGGTGGAATTGGTGGAGTTGGTGGAGTTGGTGGAGTTGGTGGAGTTGGTGGAGTTGGTGGAGGAGGATTAGGAGGAACAGGCGTAGGTGGAGGAATAGGCCTAGGCGGAGGAATAGCTACAGGTGGTATAGGTGGTAATGCAAGTGGACTTAATAATTCTAGAGGCCTAGGAAACGAAGCTTCAAATACTAATATATCAGGCCGAGTATTAGACCCTAATTCTTCAGGAAATGGATTTGGAGTAATTGGTATAACTCCAAACATAAACGAATTAAACGCTAGAAGAGTAGGCACATATATAGACCCAGCTTTACTTCAAGAATTCAAAGACGTAAGAGATCTTTTAAGAGATAGAGCTCAAAGACTTTTAGAATTTTTAAATAATTACTTCGACAAAAAAAATGCTAAGAATAATACATTCGGGCCTTATACAATAGAAATATTAACAGAAGTATCAGTAGATACAGAAATACGATTAAGAAGAAGGTACGGAATAGCTATAGATGCGAATGCAATCATTGTTGTACAATCAGACGCCACATATGCTTCTGACGATAAAATAATTATTGCAGAGGTTAAAGCAAAGTTATTATCACTAGGGCTTGTTAATACCAATGCTCTTGGATACGCACAAAAGTCTAATTTAATACTTAATGGATTAGGCGGTACTAATGCAAATGGAGTAACAGGGAATTCTGGAATTGGAGTCGCAGGAAGTTCTGGACTCGATGGTATGATTCTTACTGGACTTGGAGACTTAGCCGCTTCCAAACAAGGTCAAAATATAAATCAAAATGGTGGAACTTCACAAACTTTAGGTTTAAATGGAGTAGCTTCTAGTAATCAAACTGCTGGATTTGGTCTGAATGGAATGGCTTTTGGAATGTCTTCTGGAAATTTTAATAATCAATCTTCTGCTGCAAACAGAACAAACGTAAATGGATCTCCATCAAGTATACCAATTTCTAATGGAAGTAGTGATGGATTTGGCGTAGGATTGGATGCTATGATAACAAATGTTGATGGAGACGATTACGGAAAGAGTTTCGATTCTTTCTTATCCGAAGACGCAAAAAGAAAGCAATCTAATTTAGAAGGCCAAAAAGCTCAATCTGGAGGAAATCAACCAAATTTAGGATTCTCAGGTTTTTCTGCTAGCGATGTTGCTGTAATGGAGGAGTCTATGAATTTCTTAACAGAAGACGACATTAATATAGACGATATAGAGTTTATGGATTTTGAAACCGGTGACGATGATCCTGATAGCGAGGACGACGATCCACCAAGCGGCTTAGGTCTTAATGGATTTATCAATAGCATTAAAGGCGGTAAGAAATTAAGAAAAAGAATGAGAAAGATGATGGCGAAATCCTCATCAGATCTTGCAAATAACTTAAAACAAGCCGATCCTTCAGGAAAGTACGGAGGAAAACTAGCTGCAAAACAAGCCAATAAAGAGGAAATAGCAGAAAAGAAAAACAAAATAAGCGATCTAAAAGAGCAAATCTCTACTTGGAAAAAAGAAAGGGCCGCAGCATTACTTTTAGGTCCTATAGCTATTGCTTTGGCAAAAAAGACTTTAGATCCTAAGATAAAAAAGGCAGAAGAAGAAATAAAAACACTTGAAGCAGAAATAAAACAATTAGAGGGAGGTCAACCCGTAAACAACTCCAATCAAGCAGCTCAAACTTCTACAGCTGCCACTGGAGGCGGAGCTGCAAGTTCTAATGGAACACCTGTAACTTATGCAGGCAGTGGAGGATCTTACTCTGGAGGAAGTTCTAATTCAAGTCAAAATTATAAGTAAAAAGGAATATTATAAAACCAATATTTATAGAATATGGCAAAAACAAATCAAGTAGACTTACTTAGAAGGCTAATAAGGGAAGAGGTTGCAAAAGCGATTCGCCAAGAAATGCCTACCATTTTAAAGGAGAGTCAGTCCTCGAGCGCTCCTAAAGAGGTTATAAAAGAATCTAAGAGACCAAAAACGGCTATACCAGGCACACTAAACACACAACCAGTGCGCCCTACACCCAACTTCGCAGGCAATCCTTTGGCAAATATGTTAAACGAGACTGCGATGGCAATGAGTGATATGGACGATATGTCTTTTAACACTTCGGACATTGGTCCTGATTCGATAGGCATAGATCCAACCAGTTTCTTTCAACCAAAGCAAGTGGCCGTAGGAGACGTTAACGGTATGTTGGCAACAGCAAGACCTAGCTCGGATATAAGCATGGTACAAATAAATGAAGTTCCAGACTTTTCTGATTTAATGAGTAAATTAAAAGCTAAAGGCGCGATCTAATGGCATACAACGCTAGAAAAATATCGCCCCTTGATTTACGCCCATCCACAGGCATAGGAGTTAAAATACCTTTTTCTGCGTTGAACGTTTTCGATACTGTCTATAGTACAAAGGATCAAACAAAATATAACTTGATTAACTTCTTGTTAACTGATCCTAGAGAAAGACCTTTTAGTCCTAATTTTGGAGCTGGATTAAGATCATTCTTATTCGAACAGTTAGAGACAAATACCACTCAGGATTTGCAAACCATGTTAATTAGTCAGATAGAAAGTAATTTTCCAAACGTTAACATAATTAGTCTAGCTGTTACATCGGACGTTAATATAGGAGCTATTAATATAGAATTTAGTTATAATATTAGAAATACAAAAGAGTCAGACGAAGTGTTATTGACCATACAAAACGTATAAAGATGCCAAACAGTACAGATGTAAAATATCTCAATAAAGATTTTAGTTCGTTTAAATCGGACTTAATAGAATATGCTAAATCGTATTATCCTACAGTGTACAACGATTTTACTCAAGCATCTCCAGGTTCTATGTTTATAGAAATGGCTGCCTATGTTGGAGACGTTTTATCTTTCTATTTGGACAATCAATTACAAGAAACATTTTTACAATACGCAAAGCAAAAAGGTAATTTGTATTCTATGGCCTATATGTTGGGATACAGACCAAAAACTACTTCTGCTGCCGTAGCTGATCTTGAAGTTTATCAACAGGTTCCTTCAGCTAATGACGCTGGTTCTATTGTTCCTGATTTTACTTACGCAGTTATTATTGCAGAAGGAATGCAAGTACGATCTAGTGTTAATAACGCTAATTTCTTTTATGTTCCAAATAAAGTTGATTTTACTACTTCTTCCTCTTTAGATCCTACTACGGTTTCTACCTATACGATAGATTCTTTTGGCGTACCCACTAGTTTCTTGCTTAAAAAAAATACACAAGCAATATCAGGTCAAATTAAAACTCAACAATTTAATTTTGGAGCGGCTGAAAGATTTGTTACAATAAATTTACAGGACACAGATATCATTACTATTCTAAAAGTACAAGATTCTAACGGTAACCTATGGTACGAAGTTCCTTACTTAGCACAAGACTATATCTTAAACCCTGTGACTAATACCGCTGCTAACTACCCAGAATTCTATCAGAGCTCTAATCAAGTTCCTTATATGATAGAAAAGTTAACAGTTCCTAGAAGATTCACTACAAGATATCAAGCAGACGGTACAATGAATATAGAGTTTGGATCTGGTGTAAATCAAGTTGCAGATACTAGCGTGATTCCTAATCCTAACGCAGTTGGTGTTGGCCTTACCTCTGGTTTGACTTTATTAAATACAGCGTTTGATCCTACTAACTTTGTTACTACACAAACTTACGGATTGGCTCCTCAAAATACCACATTAACTTTTACTTATTTAGTTGGAGGCGGAGCTTCTGCTAACGTTTTATCCAACGAATTAACATATATCGTAAATAAATCAGTAAGTGCCGCAGACGCGTCCTTTCAAAATACCATAGTAACAAATAATACGAACCCAGCTTCTGGCGGTGGAGACGGAGATTCTGATGTTGAATTAAAATTAAATATTCAAGCAGAGTTTTCTAGTCAATTAAGAGCAGTTACTCAAGAGGACTATTTAGCTAGATGTTTAAGTATGCCTTCTAAGTTTGGTAAAATTTCTAAAGCCTATATCACAAAAGACGATGCTACTTATACAAACTATTTAGCTGCAGATAATAGCCAAAGAGATCAAATATTAGTGAGTCTTTACGTATTAGGTTTGGACAATAACAATCATTTGGCCGTTCCTTCTATGCCTCTTATGACCAATTTAAAGAATTATATATCAGATTATAGAATGTTAACTGACTCAATAAACATTAAGAGCGCTTATATTATTAATATTGGTTGCGATTTTGATATTGTAATAAGACCTAATTATACGAGTCAAGACGTATTGGCAAGATGCATATTAGCGCTACAAAATTATTTCGATAAAGACAATTGGCAAATAAATCAACCTATTATATTGGGAGATCTATACGCTTTATTAGATCAAATAGATGGAGTGCAAACAGTTAAAGAGGTGGCTATAGTAAATAAATCAGGAGAAGCAAACAGTTACTCTAAGTATTCTTATGATATCAATGCTGCAACTTTAAACAATGTAATATACCCTTCTTTGGATCCGTCTATATTTGAATTAAAGTTTCCACAAACAGACATAAAAGGTAGAGTAGTAACATTTTAAAGAATAAAAAATGGCCATATATAAAATATTTCCCACAGCGGATGCAACGGTATACTCAAGATTTCCAGTAAAAAATACTGGTCTTGACGAGATATTAGAAGTGTCAGCTAAAAACAACCCTACGTTAGTTGACTATTCGGTTGATATCAATCCAGGAGCGATAATAACAAATGACGATTTAAGACGAGCTTTAATATTATTTAGCGATGAAGATATCAATACAATAAAAAGTTATCGTACAGGATCTTGGAAAGCAGGTTTAAAATTATACTTGGCAAACGCAGAAAATCTATCTACAACTTATAGTCTTGAAGTTAGACAAGTCTCTTCTTCATGGCAAATGGGTACTGGTAAATACACAGATTTTCCTGAAACAGTTAATGGAGTTTCTTGGTTCAGTCCAAACGCTTATGTTACCGCATCTAACTCTTGGGCTAATGCATCTTACTTTTTAACGCCTGGTGGTGGAAACTGGACTGGTTCTTTTTCAACTCAATCGTTTACTTACAAAGATGCTAAAGACATAAACGTAGAGGTTACTTCGATAGTGAACAGTTGGTTTAGTGGATCTCAAAATAGTGGATTCATTGTTAAACATCCAACTGCTGTAGAAAACTACTCAGCTAGTTTTGTAGCTCTTAACTTTTTCTCCGTAGACACTCACACGATATATCCTACTACTTTAGAAATGAAATGGGACGATAGCTCTTATACAACAGGAAGTCTAAGCGTTATAAATAATAATCAATTTATATTGAGTTTGGATAATAACGTAGGTAATTACAAGTCTGATACTACAAAATATAGATTTAGAATCAACGCAAGAGACAAATACCCAGCAAGAACTTTCACTACATCTTCTATATATAATGTAAACAAAGCCCTATCTCAAGCCTCTTATTGGTCTTTGTACGATTTAAAATCAGAAGAAGTTATTGTAGGTTTCGATACAACATACACAAAAATAAGTTGCGATGCGACTAGTAGTTATTTTGACTTATACATGACAGGATTAGAGCCTGAAAGATACTACAAAATACTAATAAAAACTGTCTTGCCAACCGGAGAAAATATAGATGTGGATAACAATTACATCTTTAAAATAATTAGATAAGAATGTCAACAACGGTAGATTTAGTAAAAGAAGTAAGAGGCGTTAATACGTATAATAAGGTAATTGATTCCAGTTTTACAGAATTGGTACCAGCTGCGATACCTGTTGTTGCTCCTGATACTGTTACTGTAGAAGATTTTTTTAGATATTACGATCAATTATTTTTTGATATCCCGGCAAATGGAGAGTCTGAATCTCATGAGTCGTTGATCGCAAGAAGTCAAGAATATATAGGTGGATCTGTATTAGATCCTGAGAAGCAGGCATTGATAGAAGAGATTAATACTCTTCGTCAACAAATTTTAGACTTAAGTCAAACATATCTAACTATCAATAAAGTACTTTAATGGAAAAAGTTAACATAATATACGATGGCCCTGGAATTGTTCAACAGGATTATTCAGTTCAGGACGATCGATTAATCACGTCAAACTATATAACAGCTGAGTTTGGAGACTCAAGCGATTATATAGAATTCTTTGTATACGATCAAAACGGAAACTTAGAGTTCGTTAACTATCAATTAGAAGACTACTACCCAGATTCTAAGAATACTATCAATGGTAATAGATACGCAGCGTTAGTATTAGACCCTCAAAAAGATTTAACTTCTTTAGGTTTTAATAGAGGCATTCTTAATACTCAATACAATTTTTTAAGAAAGTTATTTAACTCTTCTTTTGGTACTTTTTATTGGATAAAAGAGATCTCTTCATCGAGAACAGAAATACGATTGGCTTCTCAAGTATTAAGTAATACATTAATACTAAATGCTTTTAGTCAGTATCAAAACTACGTTTCTGCAAAAAATTATTATCCAGATTTTTATTTAAACTTTGGAAATAACGAACTAATCATAGCCAATAACGTAGCGTACTCAGAAGATCCTGACACAGGCGAATCTACTCTACTTATTAAACTTTACGAACCGCTTCCTGATGCTTACGACGTTAAGTCTGAATTATGGATGGTGGACAAGGTTGCAGAATCAGTTAGCTTTAGCGTTGACTTTCAAATAGAAGCAGACGCACAAATAACTACAAATTCTTTAAGAGGTCCTAATTTTAAAATAGCGGTAAACGATAAGAATGGTCAAACCACAGAATACTACTCTTATTCTAATCTTTTAACAAGCGAAATAAGTTCTTCTTATCAAAAAATGCTGTCTTATTATCAAGATAAGTCAGTAGATATTAACGTAGATTACACTAACTTTGGTAATTTCGTACACTTCTCTAACGCTACGGATAGAGTAAATAATTTTGTATACAAGTTAGAACTGTTAGAAAGTTACAACGCTCAAATAGTCGCTCAAAACGATCTTTACAATAATGGTACTAACATAAACATTGTATCGTCTTCTATTGGTATAATTCAAAATTCTATAAATAATCTTATAGAAAAATTTGATTTATACGAGTATTATTTATATTTTGATTCTGCGAGTTTTGCTTGGCCAAAAAGAAATACTAAACAGCCGTATCAATTGTATTCAGTAACTTCTTCTCAAGCTATCAATTGGTTGGGAACATCAGAAACCGTGCCTAATCAGTATACTTCTTCTTTGTTATATTCTGCTTCTCTTTATGACGCAACTAACAAAGATCAATTAATAAATTCCATTCCTCAGTACTTATTAGACGATCCAAGCAATGCTCCTTATACTACATTTTTAAGTATGATTGGCCAACACTTCGATAATATTTGGTTGTACTATAAAGACGTTACTACAAGATACGAAGCTACTAACAATCCAGAAACCGGTATTTCTTTGGACATGGTATCTGATGCATTAAAAGGATTGGGATTTGAATTATACACTAACTCAAATATATCCGATAACTTATTTTATACTTTATTTGGTATAAATCAAGATGGAACATTGCTGCCTCCAACAGGATCGGAAGTGATCAATACTTACGTTACTTCTAGTATTGCTACTATAGGAAATGAGCAATTACAAGGAGAATTATACAAAAGACTTTACCACAATTTACCCTACTTACTAAAAACAAGAGGAACACAAAGATCTGTTAAAGCCTTAATTTCTACTTTTGGTATTCCTGAAAGTATGTTAACTGTTAACGAGTTTGGAGGAAATTATTGGAGCGGAAGCGTTGGCATATTCGAAATAAACAACGATAAGATTGATATCATGTCAGGCTCAATGGAAAGTCCTCACACGATATTTGGTCACATGGACGAATACATGACTCCTACTGAACTGAGTGCTTCTGTACTTTCTCCTTATGCTACACTTCAATATTATAATACGGATAAAAGAATTAACTCAACAAATGTAGAAGTTGGTTTTTCTCCTGCAAATACTATCAACGCAAACATAACAGGGTCTCTGCCTTCTTTGAATCTAAACCAATTAATAGGTAAACCAAGCTACGCAACATCAGGATCTTATCCGGCTTTGGATCTACAAAGAAATGCTTACTTTGCGTCTTATACAAAACCTCACAGCGTTTGGGAATACATTAGATTGATTAAGTATTATAACAACGTATTATTCAAGACGGTTAGAGATTTTGTGCCTGCTAGAGCCAATTTATCTGCAGGTATTATTGTTAAAAGTCACATTCTAGAAAGAAATAAGTACGCTAGACACGAGCCTAGCATGAGCATGGATAATAATCTATCTCAATCAATAGATATGATTTATGTGAATGGAGGTATTGCTGGAGCTATTTCAGGAAGTACGAATAATTCTGGTTTTTACACTTCTTCTTTGGGATTAATTCCTTACACTAGTACAGATGGAATAGAGCTATATAACGGAGAATTTGGAGGCACAGTGATTACTGCTACTACTCAGACTTCTATAGGAGATCAAACTGAAGTTTCTTCTATTGAATATAATGGCATTCAAACAACTTATACCACATATTCTTTAAATTATCTTTATCAGAATATATCTGCTTCTGTTAGATCACAAAGATTCTTGGATTTAGATTATACGTCCGATCAGTTAACTCCTATTAATTTGGGATTAATCACTCAATCGATAAACAGAGCTTTGACTGATAACTATAATACTTACACGAATCCTAACAATCCTTATGCAGAATTACAGGATACTAATTATAGGTTGAATTCTTTTACGATACCAAGATATTACGGATCTAAAACTATAAGTGCTAAGTACACAGATTACACTCAAGGAGATGAATCTTACGGTAGTACAGCAGCAATAGATAAGGTAAAGTTTCAGTATGCTTATTTAGTGGATATGTACTCGTCTTCTTTTCAATTGCCTGGTAGAGTAAATGCTCAGATCAAATATGTTTTCAATAACGATCAAAATGTATTAAATTTAACAAAGGCAAACGAAAATATTTTTACAGTTCAAAATGTATTCAAATCAGGAGAAACAGTAGACATATCTTTATTCGACTATGATCCTTCGGATCAAAATATTCAATTCTTAACAAACAACCAAAACTTATCTTTGTTTGAAGGTGGATTTAGATATTCTCCAGTTTTATATAATACAGGATCTACTGGAGTTCTTACCTATTTGTTTAAAGATCCTTTTGCTGTTCAGGATTCTTTTAGAGCTACTGGATCTGCAGATTATTTTACACCTAATAGTAGTAATAGCATAGGCAATTTTTCCATTAGTTCTACTTTAGTACCTCCCGGAGTTCAATTCAGTTATACCATTACAATTAATTATTTCTTTACTAATACTACTCAGAATGTTAGAATCGGTTTAAGAAGGCCAGTTACCTCTGCAGGTATAAATTTAGGATACTCTGATCAAACACTTTTTGTAGAATATAATGCCGGTGCTACCTTCCCAATTACTTTAACCCAAGTAATGCCAGGAGATCCTAGTTTATTCTTAGCCCCAGAATTACTCGATGTTTCCGCTTTTACGCCTGGAGTTGTTCAAAATCAAACTCAAACAATCTTCTTTAATTCTGTTACCGAATCTGCATCTAATAGTAAATGGTACGCAATAAACAATACGACTTTAAGAATTTCTCCAGTTCAATCTCAATATTACGGTAGCTTTACATTCGGAGGTCCAACAGCTTACGGAATGGAAACCCCAGTATTCCCATTCACTCTTGAAAAAGGGGACATGTTAAGATTCTATAATTCGTCTTCTAGAGCATTCGGAAGAGAGGATGAATTCAGAGTAGTATCAACTTATCAAGCTCAAGAGGCTGGTACGTCATATTACTACGTAACTGTTGATAGAGGATTAAGCTTAAACAATATAGACAATCCTGCAAGTATCGGGTTTCCAAGTTATGTATCTAGATACATAGTGCTGAAACATATTCCTGATGAGACCAATCTAATACTGGACTATACCTCAAGCGCAAATATACCTCAAGACGGTCTAATATTCCCGCAATATATTAACCCGTTGGTACGCAGAAATTCAGGAAATTTAGTTAAAGCATTGAAACAACAGAATTTAATATAAGGTACCACAAATATTTATATACTAGTTAGATAGAAAAAGGTTATATTTCAAAACGGTTTTAGACAATATTTATTTACAAAGCACACAAAATGTCATATTTAAGTAACACATCAGTAGTAGTAGACGCCATCCTAACCAAAAAGGGCAGAGAACTTTTGGCAAGAAACGATGGTTCTTTTAGAATTTCTCAATTTTCTTTGTCTGACGACGAGATCGATTATACCCTTTACAATCCGAACCACCCATCTGGGTCAGCGTTCTACGGAGAGGCTATCGAGGCAATGCCTATTTTACAGGCCTATCCTAACGATCAAGAGATTATGAAGTACAAGTTAGTTACCTTACCAAGAGGTACTGCTAAGCTTCCTATCATTGATGTGGGCTACAACTCAATCTCTTTACGTCAAGGAGCTTCTCTTTCTATTACTCCTCAAACTTTGAACTACTTAGGTGCTACAAGCACTTACGAACAATCAGGCTACGTTGCTACTATCGGAGACGTTAGAACAATGAGTGCCTTCAATGGTTTGGGCGTTAATACTCCAGAAGCTACAGCATTGAACACTACGACTACAATCGGTACTAACGTTAGTAAGACTGTAATCGGTACAACAATCAACTTGTCAGCTACAACATTAAATACCTTATTCGGAAATAACTCTACATTGTATACCACTTTGGTTATCGTTGGTAGAGATTCAGGAGCTAGAATAAGCGTACCAGTAAACATTACAAAAGTAACACAATAATATTAAACTATGTCATTCTCAAGATTAGACGCAACAGACTTTGTGATTTCAGCAGACTCAGTAACGGCACCAGCATGGAGCACAAATTCTCCCGTTCTTACTCAATTTTTTACAGCATCGGTTACTCAAGCATCTTTGTCATCTAGCTATTATTTAGATGTATATCAAACAGCTTCTAATCTTAGCAATGCTGCCATTCAGTTTTCTATTGCTTACGGACACATTTACGGATCTGGTTCTGCGCCATTGAACGCTTTGATCCCTCAAAATACTCCAAGTAGAATTACTTTCGGTCAATACAGAAACCTAATTTACGGAGATGCAGAATCTCCAATAGATTTCTCTTATAACGGAACAGGCATTACTTCCTCTTTAAATTTGATTGCTATCCCGGTTGATAGAAACAGATACAAGGAAAGTTTAATGCCAGGCACTTTTAATTTAGTGTTAGGTACAGGATCTGCTTTATTATCTTTAACTGATAACTCTAACGATATCTCTACTATAACTTACGTTGACGGTGGAAGAGTATACAATTTGATTTCAGGATCTAATGGTAGTGCAGCTTCATCTCCAACATTAACAGGAGCTTCAAAAGGCTACACAGTTTCGGGATCTTATGGTTTCTACTTACCTGATATGGGCACAATCCTATTAAACCCTGCAGCTTTGGCATTGCCAGTTGGTTCAGGAGGATTAAATGCCCAAATGACTGGTAGTACTGCGGCTAGCTCTTTATTATCAAATCACTTAAAAGCACTAGAACTATTTGTAAGCGGAGCTAGAGCATTTTCTTCAACAGGATCTGGTTTCCAATTAAATTCTCAAGAGACAATTTCTTCTAACTATATATTTGTAAGAGTTAAAAACGGAGAATACAATTACACTAGTAACCCTTCATTCATATCTGGTTCTGGTAACTTGGTTTATTCTAACTTTATTAATAGCCCTCAAACATTCCCTACAACTGTTGGTATGTACAATGACAATAATGAATTGTTGGCTGTGGCTAAAATGTCAAAACCTTTAACTAAGGATTTTACAAAAGAGGCATTAATTAGAGTTAAATTAGACTGGTAAAAATAAACAATGAGCAGCTCGAAGAATACGATAAGGTTTTCAGATATATCTTCAGCTCCTATTAAATTAAAGTATTCTTCATCATATTATAGTCAATCTTTAGACGATGTTGGAATCACAATAAATAGGGGCTTTAATCATCCTATGACCGTGACTGGTTCTTTGGATAACAACGCTCTTAACTACGAGTTGATTCAACAACTTTATTATAAAGAATATATCTCAGGTTCTCTATTAGCAACTGGTAGCGGTTACGATCCTCAGTGGCAATCTACCGCCGCATCTGGATCTGGCGACGAGGATACTAGATACTTTCCTTTGGCTCAAAACTCTCAAATAGCTTTTTTCTATATTCCAAGAAACGAATTTGGGGAGCAAGTAGCTAGAAATAGTTTGCATCTATTGCCTCTAAATCCAGACAGTACTAACTATCACATTGTTGACGACGGAAACGGTAACTTAATTGATACCTTAGTTAATAATAAAAAAGTAGGAAATGTATTCTATGCTCAAGGAGTAATAGTATTTACCGATCCTGATTATGTTTGTATTTTTCAAGATCCAACATTTGATTTCTTTATTCAATCAGTAATACCGCCGCCTAGTCCAACTCCAAGTATTTCTTTAACGCCTGGATTGACTCCTTCAAATACGCCTTCTATATCGGTTACGCCTAGCGTTTCTATCACTCCAAGTCCGTCTAAGACTCCATCGATAACTGTTTCTCCATCTTTGAGTCCTACAATATCTTTGACTCCTTCGATAAGCATATCAATTACTCCGAGTATTTCTATATCATCAACGCCTAGTATATCTGTAACCCCAGGATTGTCTGTCACTCCTTCGATATCAGTTACGCCTAGCGTTTCTATAAGTAGAACTCCTAGCGTATCCATAACTCCTTCGGTATCAATCACTCCTATTTTGGGTAATACAATAGGAACTTACTACAATCCTTGCTTTATACAGTCTAACGGATTCCCTGTAGCAAATGCAAGTAATGTTTATTTCGGATTAGTTGGAGGTGTTAGCGTTACAGATGTAGCAAGCGGAGTTAAACTGTATCAATCATACAACGTCTTATTTACAAATATAACTTCTATAGCTAATAGTGCTGGTGCAATATTTTCTGTTAGCGGAGGTGTTGTACAAGCACAATTTTCAACTTGTTAATAGAAAATGGCACAATCAATATACATACAAATTACAAAGAGAGGAATGGCAACGGGGCCTTTTACTATCTATTGGGACAACTTTAACAATATAGTTGAACAGAATGTTAAAGCTAGTACTTTGGACGCTGGTTATGTTGTATCTGTTCCTGATGCAGCTCAATACATAGTTTTGGAAAATATGGACGCTTGCGGACAAAATAGTAACTTTAGATATATTGTTCCTTTAAGTCCAACTCCATCACCATCAGTAACGCCTTCATTCTCAGTTACTCCGAGCGTCTCTATTTCAGCGACGCCTTCTATATCTGTTACTCCTTCAATTACAGTTACAGTTACGCCTAGCATGACCCCAAGCGTTTCTATATCTAGAACGCCTAGTATATCTGTAACTCCATCAGTATCCGTAACTCCATCGGTTTCGGTTACTCCAGCGTCATCCGTTACAGCTTCTGTATCTGTTACACCTAGTTTATCGGCAACGCCTAGTTTATCAGCAACGCCTAGTGTATCCATATCTAGAACTCCAAGTATATCTACGACTCCTAGTATTACAGTGACTCCAAGCGTTTCTATATCTAGTACTCCAAGCGTTTCTATATCTAGAACGCCTAGTATATCTGTAACCCCAGGATTTTCTGCTACTCCATCGATATCTGTTACTCCATCGGTGTCTATTACGCCATCGACTTCTGTTACTCCTTCAATATCTATTACACCTACTAGAACGCCAAGTCAATCGGTAACGCCTTCAGTATCAGTTACTCCTTCAGTATCTATTACTCCGACTAGAACTCCTAGCATATCTGTAACTCCATCTGTATCAGAAACTCCATCGGTATCTATTACGCCTACTAGAACACCAAGTCAATCGGTAACTCCTTCTATATCTGTTACGCCGTCTAGTTCTGTCACTCCAAGCGTTTCTATATCTAGTACTCCAAGCGTTTCGATATCAACAACGCCAGCAGTATCTAATACGCCGGCAGTAAGTAATACACCTGCAGTTAGTACATCTAGACCTGCAATACCTATAACTGCATTATACTATAGTAATTTTGAATACAATGAAACTGGTTTAATTTTCTTAGATGGAAACATAGCCATAAATAAAAATGGAGGTAATATCGTTAACGAGGTATTTGCAACCCCTGGTGATGTTTTATATGCAGGCGGAATAATATATCAAGATGATTCTTTATTTGTGCAAGCCACAGCAGATCAGCCGGCATATCCAAAACCTACTTATGGAACTTCAACAAGAAGACTTCATATTTTTGATAGCGCTGGTAATACAATAAACGATGTTACTGTAGATTACGATTCTAACACAAATAAAACATTTAGTGTAGTAGGAGGTAGAACTTATTATGCTAGGGCTTCTACCAACTTCAGTTGGCCGACATCAGCTACTTTAAGTTTTGGAGGACTTTATGTAAACGGATTGAATAAGTACGTTTTCCAATTTTATTTAGACACAGCAGTTGATGGAGATTTTACAGTCACTGCAAATAACGGAGTTCAGGCAGATATGTATTTTAATGCTGGTTGTACTGATGGAAGCGAAGTTACCTTTGGAAATACTCCATCAACAACGGTGACAAGAGGCCAATACGGTTATGGAGATGTTCTTACCAACGAATACCACGTTTACGGATTTAGTTCTTATCGAATGGTTAATGTAGTATATATAGATGGAGACTATTATGCTCATGGAAGCACTTTTGTTAGAGGCGCTACCACCGTTACAGTTAACATAACCACAAGTTGTCAACCTCTTTAGTAATAGCACTTTAAACTAAAATTTTATTAAGTTCCAAAAATTGTTTAATATTGAGTTATGTCAAAAATCTTCGTTTCGATAGCGTCTTATAGAGACCCCGAACTTTTACCAACTTTACGTGATCTAATCAATAACTGTCAAGAACCAGAAAACTTACATATCTGTGTGGGTTGGCAACACTCTGATGAAGACGCTTGGGATACTTTAACTGAGTTTATAAATGACAATAGATTTACCATACTGGATATCAATCACAAAGACTCTAAAGGAGTTTGTTGGGTAAGAAATAAAATTCAAGATTACTACAACGGAGAAGACTACTACTTTCAATTAGATTCTCATCACAGATTTACAAAGAATTGGGACAGAACTTTAAAGGACTACGTTAGCTATTTACAAGTTAAAGGCCACAAAAAACCAATTATCTCCGCTTACATTCCAGGCTATTTTCCAGAGAACGATCCAACAGGCAGAGTACAAGAAGTGTGGGGATTAAACATCATGAGATTTTTACCAGAAGGCGCAGTGTTTTTACAGCCATTTCATGTACCTAATTGGGAAAATAGAATAGAACCATTTAAAACTAGATTTTTATCAGGTCACTTTATATTCACTATTGGTAAGTTTGCTAAAGAGGTTCCTTACGATGCAAAATTCTATTTTCATGGAGAAGAGACCAGTTTATCTGCCAGAGCCTACACTCATGGATACGATATGTTTTCTCCACACCGACCTATAGTTTGGCACGAATACACAAGAAAAGGAAAGCAAAGACATTGGGACGATCACTCTACTTACGGTGATTTAGACAAAGCCTCTTACGCAAGATTTAGAGCCTTGTTTGAAATGGACGAGGGCGGATGTCCGCCTTGCAAAAGAAAGAGTTTAGAAGGTTTTGGTTTTGGAACTGAAAGAACTTTACAAGATTATGAAAGATACGCTGGCCTTAAGTTTAAAACAAGACAGATCCACCAAGAGACTATAGCCAATCAGTTTCCTCCCATAATTTCTGACTACGAAACAGGGCTGGTTAGCAAAATAAAATATTGTATAAATGTATATAAGGGAGTTCTAACAGAAACTGACTACGATTCAGCAGCAGTAGCTTTTTTAGACTCTGACGGTAACGATCTGCACCGACAAGATCTTTCCGGAGGAGAATTAAAAGGTCTAATAAGTATGAATCCTGACGATAAGTTCATTCAAATCTGGAGGGAGTACGAAAGCGATAAGCAGCCAGTTTCTTGGAGAGTTTGGCCCCACAGCGAATCTAAGGGCTGGATGGACAGAATAGAAGAGAAGATCAGTTACGAATAAGCTTTTATCAAATATTTATACAAAACAAGCGTGGACGAGTTAAGGAATCATAAAAAATCTAAGTTTGCTCCGGATCTGACTAATAATGAGGTTAAGAATTATACAAATACTCCATATTACGCTGATAAGACAAGGATAAAAACAGCTAATTTCAAGACCCAAGTTGAAATGGGATCAGACATTTTATATGTTCCTGGTGTGCCTGGTGACGGAGTTCCTTATTCTCTTACGCCGCTTCCTTCGATTACTCCTTCGGTTACGCCTACTTTATCTCTTACCCCAAGCGCTACTCCGAGTACTTCTATTAGTAATACTCCTAGTTTAAGCGCAACTCCTTCCATATCTGTTACACCGACTTTATCTATAACAAGTACACCGAATCCTTCTAGAACTCCTAGTTTTACTCCAAGTATTACTCCTACTATATCAATAACTCCTAGCGTTACTCTTACACCAACTAGAACGCCTTCTACTACGCCTAGTGTATCAATCACTCCAAGTATATCGGTAACGCCTTCTATTTCTAGTACGCCTGGTCTATCTGTTACAAATACGCCTTCGCTTTCGCCTAGTAGAACGCCTAGCATTTCTATAACTCCGTCGGTATCTCTATCTCCTTCGGTTTCTAGAACTCCAAGTGCTAGTATTAGTGCGACTATCTCTATAACACCGTCTGTATCTGTTTCTAATACTCCTTCAGTTTCTATCACTCCTAGCGTTTCTGAAACTCCATCGGTATCAATTACACCTACTAGAACGCCTAGTCAATCTATTACACCTAGTGAATCAGTAACTCCTAGTATTTCGATAACTCCTAGTTTATCTTCAACGCCTTCGGTATCTATTACGCCTAGTATATCAGTTACGCCTTCAATATCTGTTACGCCTAGTATTTCTATAAGCGCAACTCCTAGTATTAGCACAACTCCTAGTATTAGTGTAACTCCTAGTATTAGTGTAACTCCTAGTATTAGCGTAACTCCTAGTGTTAGCGTAACTGCTCCAGTTTCAGTTACACCTAGTATTTCTATTTCAAGTACGCCTTCAATAAGCATTTCTAGAACTCCTAGCATATCAGTTACTCCTGCATCTTCGACAACACCTAGTGCTTCAATATCGCCTACTAGAACTCCAAGTGCTTCGGTTACTCCTTCGGTTTCAGTTACTCCGGCATCTTCGACAACGCCTTCGATTACAGTAACACCTAGTGTAACGCCTAGCGTTTCCGTTACTCCTTCTGTTTCAATAACGCCTACTAAAACTCCAAGTGCTTCTGTTACGCCTTCAGTTTCAGTAACACCAGATTCTTCGACAACGCCTAGCGCATCAGTTACTCCTTCGGTTTCTATAAGTAGAACTCCAAGTATATCATTAACACCTGAGGCAAGTAGCACACCTGCGGTAAGTAGTACACCTGAGGTAAGTAGTACACCTGCGGTAAGTAATACACCGGCTGTTAGTAGTACGCCAGCAGTAAGTAGTACTCCTGCAGTAAGTAGTACACCGGCTGCATCAATAACTCCTAGTCTATCAGTAGCGCTCTACAACATACAATGGAGTTGGGTTAATAACAATGGTGGTGGTGGATATTTACAGATTTTAGTAAATGGTACTCAAGTAGTATATGAAAATGGAGCAAATACAAGTAACTCATTCAACGTAACTCCTGGTGATTATATAAGCGTAAATATGTATGCATACGCTAATGCTTCTATAGGAACTGTAGCTTGTTTAGATGTAGAAGATCCACAAGGCACCTTAATATATAATAATTGTGATTATCAATATAATCCTGGATCACCTGCAAGCAATTCATATGGCAATTATTACCCAACAGCAAATGGAGCAATTGCCGCTTATGTTGGTGAAGTATAATACTAAAAAGATAAAGTTAAAAATATAAAATGGCGTTAATTAGGAAATCATCTAGACTGAGTAGAGAACTACCAAATACAGACTATACCAATTTTATTAATGGTAAGGGTGTGGATTTAAAGGTATTGAATACAGTCAAAAGCACTCAGGGGTATAAACTTCCTGAGCAGTTAGCTGTCAATCCTTCTGCCACTCCTTCTGCATCAATAACTCCTTCAGTTACTACTTCTATATCTATAACGCCTTCTATATCCACTACGCCTTCTATCTCAGTTACTCCAAGCATTACAGTATCAATTAGTCCTTCATCTACTCCAAGCGTATCGATAACTCCTTCTATTTCTGTTACGCCTTCAGTATCAGTTACACCTTCAGTTTCTATTACGCCTAGCATTTCTGTAACGCCTAGCATTTCTGTTACTCCAAGTATTTCTATCACACCTTCAATATCAGTTACGCCTTCAGTTTCAATTACTCCAAGCGTTTCAATTACTCCAAGCGAATCCATATCTTCTACACCTAGCGTATCAATTACTCCAAGTACTTCGGTTACAGCAACCATATCGGTGACTCCTTCAATATCAGTAACGCCTAGCGCTTCAGTAACGCCTTCTATTTCTGTTACTCCTAGCGTGACCTCTTCAGTCTCAATAACTCCAAGTACTTCAATAACTCCTACGGTTTCAATAACGCCTTCTATTTCTGTTACTCCATCAATATCTATTTCTAATAGCGTATCGATAACTCCGAGTGTAACCGTATCTGCAACACCTAGTATTTCAAAAACTCCGTCAGTTTCAATAACTCCTTCAATAACTACGAGTGTAACTCCTAGTGTATCCATAACTCCTTCTACATCTGCTTTTGTTCCTAGTTTAATTTATAACTTAGACGCCGCCAATTATTCAGCTGTACCTACCAACGGATCTACGGTAAGTGGAAGCGCATTCACACTCGCGGTAAACAACGCAGGCAGTATTAGTTGGCAAGCTAATTATGGCGGTATGTTTTCTAAGTCTAACGGCATAGGAACAGATTACATCTACGGAGGCCCTAACTACGTGACAGGCCAAAGCTATACTGTGTTTATGGTATATAGACTGTCTGCTACTTCTTCGGGTAGATTGCTGAATACACAAAACGAAACGCCTAAAGACTGGTTAATGGGCGCTTATAACGGTCGTGCAAATACATTCTATCCAAATTTTACTGTTAACTTAAGCGGAGGACCTATAGATACTACATGGCATTTGGATTGGGCAACTTGGGACAATACTACTAGTACAGGAAGACTATATAGTTCTACTCCTTTAGGTACTGCGCCTTCCACTTATTTGTACACTGCTACAAGTGCAGGCGGTGGAGGATTTAACCAATTAAGATTGTTTAGTAGAGCTAGCGGCACGGAAATTCAAACTGCAGATATTGGATTCATTAAAGTTTACGATGGCGTATTGAGCTTATCAACAATTCAATCCTTATTCGCTACTTACAATACTAGATTCCAAGAACCTGCTCCTAGTCCGACTCCATCGCCTACTCCTACTCGTACTCTATCGATAACACCTACTATTTCTGTTACGTCTACTATTTCGACTACTCCTGGATCTTCAGTAACTCCAACAGTTACTCCTTCGGTATCAACAACTCCTACTATTTCGGTAACTCCAACAATCTCAGCTACTCCAGGAAGTTCGGTTACACCATCGGTATCAGTTACTCAAACAGTATCAACTACACCTAGTATGTCGGTTACTTCAGCTGTAAGCGTTACCCCTTTCCCTACAGTTACGCCTGCAACTTCTATAAGTTCTACTCCAGCAATAAGTGGTACTCCAGCGATAAGTGGTACTCCAGCTATAACACCTACCATAAGCATAACACCTACTATAACTCCTACTACACCAGCTCCTTACATAGGTCAAGTAACTAAAGGTGGAGTTATCGCATACATACTACAATCAGGAGATCCAGGATACGATGCTGGGGTAACTAAAGGATTAGTGGCGACAATAGCAGACATATCTTCAGGCGCTATATGGGGATGTCAAGGAACAACTATATCAGGAGCTGATGGCACTGCATTAGGAACAGGTAACCAAAACACTATCGATATTATGGCTGGTTGTGCAGATGCCGGTATTGCAGCTAGACTATGCGGAGATTTAGTAGAGGGCGGATATTCTGATTGGTATTTACCTAGTAAAGATGAGTTAAATAAACTATACTTAAATAAGGATGCAATTGGAGGATTTACATCTAATTACTATTGGACGTCTACCGAAGCTAGCTCAACTACAGCATGGGTTCAAATATTTGGTTTCGGCGGCCAATTTGAAGCTTCAAAAAATACTCCATTCCCTTATCCAGTTAGAGCTGTAAGAAGCTTCTAACACTAAAAAGATAAACAGCAAAATATACAATAAAAGTTTTAAATTACGTTATGGCAAAAAAACAATCTACAATTTTGGTGCATCTCCCATCTTACAGAGACCCAGAATTAATACCAACAATTAAGTCCGCACTAGAAAATGCCAAGTACCCAAAAAGAGTACACTTTGGTATCTGCAGACAATACAACCCAGAAGATACATTCGATAACGTAGACGAATATAGAAAGGACAAGCGCTTTCATATTATGGACGTTTTGTACACTGAGGCCAAGGGTTTACCATGGGCAAGGGCTCAAATCAACGAGAAACTTTTATCCACTCAAGACTACATTTTACAGTTAGATTCTCATCACAGATTCGCAAAGGATTGGGACGAGACCTTAATTGAAATGCATAGCGGTTTAGAAGCTAAAGGGCACAAACCAATCTTAGGGGCTTATTTGCCATTGTACACTCCGTTTAACGATCCAGAAGGACGTACTATGGAGCCATGGCAGCAGACCTTTGCTTGCTTCTATCCTCACGGAACTATATTCATCAGACCAGGATTGCTACACGGTTGGCAAGATATGACTGAACCACCAATGAGTAGGTTCTTATCAGGTCATTTCTGTTTTGCGAGAGCTGAATGGGCAAAGGAAATAAAACACGATACCGATATTTATTTTAGTGGAGAAGAGCTAAACTTGACAGTTAGATCTTACACTCATGGATACGATTTATTCCATCCACACAAGTTAGTTGTTTGGCATTCTACTATGAGAGAAGAGAGATCTGGTATGTTGAAGTGGGACGACGATTATAAAAATGGAGTGGATTGGTTCCAAAAACAAGAGTATGCAAGAAAGAAGATTAGAGTACTATTAAGAACTGAAGAGGACCCAACCATCGATTTGACTGGATACGATTTAGGAACTGTTAGAAGTTTAAGAGATTTTGAAAAGTACGCAGGCTTCCACTTCAAAAGAAAGGCAGTTCAGAAGTATACGTTAGACAATAACTATCCACCGAACCCTTATATTGAAGACAACCAATTATGGGAGCAATCTTTTATGGGATCTTTTTATCATTTGGTAACTATATATCCTCACGACTTTCCAAGAAAGAACTATAAACATATCTTAGTAGCTTTCGACGATGAAACTGGTAAAGCAGTAAATCACAAGTATATAACAGGTCAAGAGTTAGAAAACTTTATGCACAAAGGGCAACAGATACACTACGAAGAGTTTTTCTTAACAGATGAGAAACCAACTAAAGTAGTATTTTGGGGATTCACAGAAGAAGAAGGTTGGGTTGAAAGAATAGAACATAGAATATAAGATGAATAAAAATACACAAATAAAAATAAGTTACGACGTACAAAAATTCCCTTTTAGAGAAGTCATAGAAGAGGTGTTAGGCACTAAGTTTATAGAGAAGATACACTTAGAAGAAGAGTACGAAGTGTTTGTAAAGGGCACAGATCAATCTACAACTTGGCATAGAAGGTACTACAGTAATTTGGAAAAGTTTTTACCTCATTACGAAAAGTTTATATACGAAGTGATAAGACCTCATTTTAAAGAAGAGATTGTGTATCAAAAAGTACCTACATTTAGAACTCAGTTGGTTAGTAATTTAGGAGTGTTTTCTTTTCACAAAGACAGGGACTATCAACACAATCAAGAAGAATTAAATTTCTTTTTGCCTATCACCGACGCTTACGAAACAAATACTATTTGGGTAGAATCAGAAGAGGACAAAGCTGACTACGCTCCAATGAATGCTCTATACGGAGAAACAGTAATGTGGAATGGCTGTCATTTATCTCATGGAAACAAACTAAACACTACATCTAATACAAGAATTAGTGTGGACTTTAGAGTAATTCCTATTTCAAAATATCAAGAAGACCCTAGCGCTGGTTCCATATATACCAAGATGAAGTTTGCAATAGGCGATTATTATAACGTTACTGCTTAGTATGTTTGTATTTAATTTATTTGGTCCTGCTTTAAAATACAGATTAGACGTCTTTGATCGTTGTAATCCAGATATTAGCGACTATGTAATTATAATGACAGATAGAAAGTCTTATCCATTTTACAAAGACTATCACAATAAGTACGAATTTTTTTTCATAGACGACGTAGTTAGGGACGAGATTAGTTTGAAGTACGAATTGATTCCTAGCAATTTTACAGACGAACAAGATCACATAAAGAATTTAAAATCTTTTTATGAGGAGAATAAAACAAATTATCCTTACGATATAAATAGATTTTGTTTTCACATCATGATAGAGAAGGGAATTACCAATTTCTGTATTATAGATAGCGATACCTCTGTAGTAAACGATGTAAACAAAGTAAAACAATTTTTTGATTCTGTTCCAAAGGGAAGTATGTACGCTCCATTTTATATGTACGAACATACAGAGATATCTCAAAAAAATAAATTTTGGAGCGAGATAAAAGACATATGTGCAGTAGAATTAGATCTAAGTATTCCAACTGTAGAAGTAGCAGACGATTTAACAGATCTATTCGATTCAGGCAAAATTGGTTGTATTAACGATGGATATCAGAAAGGCTTTCATTTTAATAGTGTAGAAGATATGAAACTATTTTATAAGATTTGGAATAGCGGAGTATCTCATTTATTAAAAAGAAAAATGGAAATAGCTCCTAAGGAAATCGAAGATAACATGTCTTTGGATACAGTTTCTGATGGAAGGAAAATATGGTCTCCTGAATTTGTTTGCTCCAATTTATTCTTTTTCTTTTACAAGAACTTAGGATATCATCACATTGCAAATATGATAATTAATCCAGGCGATACATATCCATACAGTTCTGAAATAAGAAATCAGTATGGAATGGAAGACAGATTAATTTGCAGGCATAGACCAAAACCAGAAGACAATTTATATTATGGAGCAATTCCTCCTAGAGGCGCTTGGTATAATTACGCATTCGATTATAGTAGTATAAACACTATAAAAGATTTCGTAGCTAATAATAAAGAGAAATTGGAAAGTTATTACAAAGAATATAAATTTGAAGTAGAAGTTACTGATACTCACGTATATCCTAAAATAAAATTGATCTAATGAACGATTTTAAAAACGAAGTACTAAACTATAATGTAGTTCATGGTAGAACAGCTATCCAATATTTTAAACATAGAGATATAACTGTTTCTATAGATCCAAGCATTTACATTTATACCATAGTAGATAAAATGTCTACAGAGATTTCTACTTTGGATATAGTAAAAATAAATAATAATAAAATAAACTATATACTAGTAGATCAATACATTAAGTGGGAAACTAAAATAGCTGAAAGTATTAAACACATAAAGGACAATTATGATAGTTTACCAGAATATATTTTGTATGTAGATGGATTTGATGTTATGTTTGGTAAAGACATTACGAATCCAAAAGAAATGTTGGATTTCTACGATTGCAAAATTTTATTTAATGGAGAACACAACTTCGGACATACAGGATTTATGCCGCCTTACGAGGGCTATTTTAGTAAATTATATGAAGAAGAGTTTAGACTATGCCAACACTTAAACGAAAAAAAGTACGGAGTAAATGCACAAAAAAGTTTAAACGCAGGAGTTTTTTTAGGCGAGAAAAAAGCGGTTCTAGAATTGTTAGAAGAGACTTACGAATACATGATGCAAGACTCGCAAAAAGGTTTTCCTTACGGATGCAAAGACGATCAGTGCTTATTAAAATACATGCACAACAAACATTTCGATACTATATCAGTTGATTTTTTCAATAGATATTTCTTATTCTGTAATAGATTAACATTCTTAGAAGACACAGAAGAAGTACACCATTTTCAATTTTACAACAGATTCAAACACCTTTATAAACAATAATCATGAAAGATTTTTATTTCATTTTCCATCCAGTTGGACCTCAGTTTATCAATACAATGTTGGTAACCTTTAAGTACATTCCAAAAGATTGTAATGTAGTAGTCATGACGCCTACTCCTCAGTTATTAAAAGACATCGTAGTAGATTTTAACTTAATAGTTTTAGATACAGAAGACTTGATAGACGATTTCACTAGACGTACTGACAATGTGATCAAAGAAACGGATCACGATAAGTACATGGAAATATTACAAAAGAATTTAAAAGAGAATAAAAGATTCTGTGATATCACTAACAGATGGATCATGCCTTGGTTAGTAAAAAACAATATTACTAGATTTGCTTTGGTTAATGCAGACTGTTTGATAAATTTTGATGGTGAATTGCAAGAGCAGTTCGACTATATGAACAGTAATTACGAAGGACAAAATGTAATGTTCGGTCCAGTTATGAGTCACTTTTATAACAAGCAAGTATACATAGAAAGATACGGTCATATATTCGATAAGCACGGTATTCCAAAAGAACTTATCTTGGAATTACCAGAATCTATAAGAGCTTTTGACGGTTGGATGAGAGGTTTCTTATTTGATAGTACTGATAAGGTTCAGTTATACTTTAATATTTGGGACGACATTATCAAATACGGATATGAAATGGATTCTGACGATTTAAAGCAAAATCCATGGACGGTTACAGACGAAGGACTAACGGCTCTTATCGCGGAAATGATTGCTTTAAAACATGGTGTCTTAATAGAAGATATCGTATTTAACTCAAGACGATTAGTAAAACATATCTACCACCCAGAAAATGATTACTTCGGTTTACATCATGATTTCTTATATTCCAATATGTATAAATTACAGAGAGCTTCAAGCAGACAAGAATTCTACGAAGTGAATAAAGATACACTAATACCTTTTTTCGGAAATCAAAATGGTATTCCTGCTGAAAGAGTTCACGAAGTTATTTACGATTTAAACAAATAAAAAAGGCACATGGCGAATATATCATTTTATGGATCTCACAATGCTGCTTACGTAGTAGAAGAAGACGGAAAGATACTTTTAGTTTTAGAAGTAGAAAGATTTCTGAATTTTAAAAACAGCGGTTTAGCGCAATACTTGTGTCCAAAATATAACGATATAGTATTCTTTGCTAAGTTCATCCCTAAGTTCATAATGGAAAAATTAAACATCTCAGAATTTGAGAACTGTTATTTTTTAAATTGTGATGTATTAGTTGAACAAAGATATGAATTACAAACTTTCATAAAAGCAAAGAACTATTATCATGGTTTGCACCACCAGTCTCATGCTGCAGGCGTTTTCTATCAGTCTCCTTATAAAGAAGCTTTAGCTTTTTCTTTTGACGGTGGAGGAAACGACGGATGTTTTAATATATACCACTGTGAAAGAGGTGAGTCTCCAAAATTATTAGAATGCGTTTTGAATCCATACGAGAATACACAACACGTTTATTATGACTTAGGATTTCCTTACATGGTATTCGGTGATTACTTGGGAGATATTAAAAAAGAACCTCTTAATATAGGTAACCTAGTTTACTCTGGTAAAATTATGGGTCTTGCGTCTTACGGAAATGCTATCGAAGAATGGGTACCTCACTTCATGCATTTTTACAAGAGCAGACCAGATGGATCTCACACTGGTCCATGGGATTCTACAGGATACTATGACTACGAAAAGAAAATTCAAGAGTTAGGTGAAAAGATAGGAGTTACTTTTAGTGTAGAAGCCAGATTAACAGGCCAGACAGCTTACGATGTAGCTGCGACTTCACAGAGAGCTTTTGAAGAGTGCTTCTTAGAAATAGCCAAACCTCATTTAGAGAAGCATCCAGAGTTGCCGGTGTGTATGGCGGGAGGATGCGGATTAAACATATTGCTAAACACAAGATTAGTACAAGAGTTTAATAAAAAAGTATTTGTTGGCCCTAATCCAAACGACTGCGGTATTGCACTAGGATTAATGTTAAACGAATTAAAACCAGAGCAACCAATAGATGTGACATATTCAGGATTAGAGTTGATGGATATGGGATCTTTAACTCACTTCATTCAGAATTCTTATAACACCGTTACTTCTTACTTCGATATTAATAAGATGACTGACGATTTGATAGAAGGCAGAATCATTGGAGTTGCAAGAGGCAAAGCCGAACATGGACCACGAGCATTGGGTAATAGAAGCATTCTTTGCAATCCTTCTATCGCGAATATGAAAGAGATACTAAACGAAAAGGTAAAACATAGAGAGTGGTACAGACCATTTGCACCAGTAGTTAGATTGGAAGATGTGTCTAAATACTTTGAGTGGGAAGGAGATTCTAGATGGATGAGTTTTTGTCCATTGGTTAAAGAGGAGTGGAGAGAGAAATTACAAGCAATCACTCACGTAGACGGAACCGCTAGAGTTCAAACTGTTACAAGAGACGAGAACGAATGGTTATACGATTTGTTAACAGAAATGGATGCTAAAACTGGAGTAGGTGTTTTATTAAATACTTCTTTCAATGTTGATGGAAGCCCTATACTTTCTACTCTTAAAGACGCATTTACAATTTTAGAAAAAACCCAATTAGACGGTTTATTAATAGAAGATTATTATATATTGAAACAAAAATAAGTTACATGTTCAAAAATTTAGATTTTTATATCGACAAGTATTACACCGATAAAAAAATAAGCGGTTATTCTCAAGCATACGAGTATTTATTCAACGAAATTAGAAGCGAAGTATCCTCAGTATTAGAAGTTGGAGTGGGAACTCTAGATGTAAATGTCGAAGGGCATTTTTATCAAATAAAAAGCATATTCCCTGATTACCAAGTAGGTGGATCATTAAGAGCGTGGAGAGATTACTTTCCTAAAGCGCAAGTACACGGAATAGATATTGCGCAAGACTGCTTAATATCAGAAGATAGACTTACTACGTTCATATGTGATTCAAGAGACAAGCGAGCTTTGGATCAAACACTACAAGCGAACACCTACGATATCATTATAGACGATGGATCTCATAAACCAGATACTCAATTACAGACGCTAAAGAACTTATTGAGTAGAGTTAAATTTGGTGGTTATTATATTATAGAAGATTTGGGAGAAGAAGTAAATTTGTTTGTAGAAAGAAAAGACGAAGTTACTCCTTTCATAAAAGATCATGAATACTTCTTTGGTGGAAATTACTTAGTGATAAAGAAAACGGGGTCTGGAAAAGGAGAGCTCTCTTCTATTACCCAATTCAACGAAGAAGAACAGGTTATTAAAGAAGGCTATGTAAAAACATACGAGAACACTCTATCTAAAGCTTTAAACTATTTAGGACAAAATACTCAAGAAGTATTTGTATTCCAAGCAGGCGCAATGGATGGAGTAACTTTCGATGAAATTAGAGAGTACGTAGATAACTATAATTGGGGTGGAGTATTTGTAGAACCAATGCCGGACGTATTCGAAAAATTAAAGAACAACTTATCTAATAGAAACAATCATATATTTGAAAACTCTGCCATTGCAGATTATGATGGAGAGTTAGAGATGCTACACGTTCCATTAAAAGCTATACACGAAAATAATTTACAAATAGGTTACATTGGAATGTCCACTAGATTTCCTCCAAAAAATGGATTTGGTTCTGATTTTCAAAATGATATAGACATTAAAAATAATTTTGGAGAAAAGATAAGTGTGCCTTGTTTTACTTTGAATTCTATTCTAAACAAACACAACGTTCAAAAAATAGATGTCTTTGTATCCGACACAGAAGGAATGGAATGGGAAATATTTAAGCAATTGGATTTTACTAAGTACAGACCAAAATGTATAAAGATAGAATTCATTAATCTATCAGAAGAAGATCAAAAACAATTGGAACAAAAATTAGTTACTAACGGATACGTTTACGAATTAGGCAATTCAGATATAGAGGCGATAGATATTAATTTATTTGAATCTTTACCCAACGAAGTTGCTCTTAAAAAAGAAAAAAGCAAATTAACAGTAGTAACAGGTCTTTGGAATATTGGTAGACCAGGAAGATCTTTCGATCATTACTTAGAGTGCTTCGATAAGTTATTGAAAGTTGATGTTAATATGTTCATCTTTATACCAAGAGAATTGGAAGATTTTATTTGGCAGAGAAGAAGCCCAGTTAATACCTCGATTAAATACTTTGAATTAGACGATGTTAAAAATATGTTTGGTACTTTTTGGGACAAGGCACAAGCAATTAGAACTTCTGAAAGTTGGTTAGATCAAGCAGGTTGGTTGAACAATTCTCCTCAAGGCAGCTTAGAATGGTATAATCCAATCGTAATGTCAAAGATGTCATTATTACACGATGCTTGCGTATACAACACTTTCGATACAGATAATCTTGTTTGGGTAGACGGAGGAATTACTAATACGGTAAACTACAATTTATTGATTCACGATAAATTCTTTGATAAGTTAGAGAAGTATCTAGATCCATTCTTATTCGTACAGTATCCTTATCCGTACTATGGACAGGGCGTTAAAGAGGTACATGGATTCGAATGGGATGCATTGAATAGAATGGCAGGCGGAACTGTTGAGTGGATATGTAGAGGTGGATTATTCGGCGGAAATAAAGAAGCAATAAAAGAAGTTAACTCTTATTACTGGCATTTATTAAACGATTCTTTGAACGAAGGTTTAATGGGTACAGAAGAAAGTTTATTCTCTATATTAGCAGAAAGATACCCAGAATTATGTAGAGCTACTAGAATTGGAATAAACGGTCACATACAAGAATTCGTTGAGAAAGCATTAAACGATACAGCAGAATTAATACCAATTCCAGAAGAGAGAATTAAACTACAAAAGAAACTTGTAGATGTGGATAAATTAAAAGTATCTATCTACATGTTGACGTTTAATTTCCCTTACCAAGTAGAGCATACAATCCAAACTTGGTTAAAGCATCCTAAGTTTATTACTAACACTAGAAATATCCTAATTGATAACTCTACTAACGAAGAAGCTAGAATAGAGAACGCGAAGCTATGTGAAAAATACGGATTTGAACATATCATAACAAACGAAAATACAGGCATTAACGGAGGACGATTCAGAGCTGCTAAACACTTCCAAGAATCAGATAGCGATTATTACCTATTCTTAGAAGACGATATGGGCATTCATCCTCCAGAAGAGATTGGATTTTGCAGAAACGGTTTTAGATTGTGTGTAGATGGTTTATACGATAAGCTTCTAAAGATAATGCACGGAGGATCAGAAGTAGACTTTTTAAAGTTATCTTTTACAGAAGTTTATATGGACAACAACATTCAAGTGTCTTGGTTTAACGTTCCTCAATTTGTAAGAACCGAGCAGTGGCCTGATTATGATAAATTACCAGAACATGGACTAGATCCTAACTGTCCAAGAACTGTATTCGATAAGATAGAATTTATAGACGGATTAGGTTATATTACTGGAGATATCTATTACGCTAACTGGCCTACTATAACTGGTAAGACTGGTAACCAAAAGATGTTCTTAGATACTACATGGGAAAGACCATACGAACAAACATGGATGAGCTATATGTTCCAAGAGACAATCAAAGGTAACTTAAAACCAGCTGTATTATTGGCTAGTCCTATACACCACAATAGAATAGCGCACTATAAACCAGAGGAAAGACGAGAGAACTAATATTTATTAGAGTATGCCATTTATCCAATACGAACCATTTACTGTCACTTTCGAAGCAGAGTCTACCATCTATCAAAAAGAGGTTAGATGCCAAGTGAATGAAAACGATTTTAATTATACCTTGAATCCCAGCGCTATAAGATCAGGTACTTCAGGATCTTACATAGACGCAGTAACAGGATCAGAGTTTAGACCTTACGCAACTACCGTGGGCATATACAACGATGCAGACGAATTATTGGTCGTTGGAAAGCTATCTACTCCGTACCCAATTCCTCCTAATACAGATATGACTTTTGTTATTCGTTGGGATAGCTAAGATATTTATTAGAAAACAGTCTATGTCAAATTGGTTTACGTACGATGGTAATCACGATCCCGTTAATTTTGTAAAACCGCTTACTCAGCTTTCTGATTTTCCAGAGAACGTAGTTGGATTCGTTTACAAAGTCACAAACAATAAGACCGGCAAATTTTACGTCGGCAAAAAAATCCTTAGAAACGTTCTAACAAAGACCCTAACAAAGAAGGAAATTTCAGAGTGGGTAAAACCAGGCCGTATCCCAAAGAAAAGAAAGGAGATCAAAGAGAGCAATTGGGCAGACTACTACGGATCTAGTAAGTTGATCATAGACGATATTAAACTGTTTGGTAAAGAGATATTCGCTAGAGAGATATTAAGGTTATGCACCACGAAGAAACAGATGAGCTATTGGGAGACCTATTATCAAATGACCTTAAGAGTTTTAGAGGTAGAAAGCTATAACGAGAATATAGCCGGCAAATGGTACCGCAGGGACGTTAATCCAATCACACCCGAGCTCGAGGCCGAAGAGTAGTAACAATTACGATAAGATATTAAGCGAAAATAAAAGGGAGCCCAAATGAGCTCCCTTTCTTATTTACTAACTATATGATCCTAATATATTATTTGTTTATCTTTACATGCGTAAATTTTTCCCAATCATTAGCCAAAGATGGATCTATTGCTCTAACCGCGGTATTTACTTTGTGTATAAGATCATTTTTTCCCCCAACTTCTGGACTATTAATAGTAATCACATTCGATGAGGTATCCACTTTAATTGGTTCTTTTTGAGACTTGTCTACCTTTACTAAATAATCTGTGCTGTGATTAGAGCGTTTATTGAATATTCCTATTTCTTTATCTAAATGCACTGTTGCAGTTGCGCCTTTTCTTAAAGCGTCTTTGAAATCTTGATTTGATTTATGAGCGCCTCCTACTAAAGCCGCTACAGCCAATGCAGCACCAATACTAACGTTTTTAAAAAGTCCTTCTTCTAAAGCATCTATTTTAGCCTCCGTAAGTATATCGTTTAAATTAATTTGTGCCATTACAAAAGTTTTTAATAAATATTAGTACATCTTAGTACATCAAGCTCCTATGTTGTATATTCTCTAAAAACTCTTCTTGGCCTTCTTTTGCCAAACTGAACGTGTCTGGAAAAATCCAAGTGTAAGGAATATTCTTGGTAGGCTTCTTTTCACCATGAGAGATTGCGATGTGTTTCCAAAAGAAACAGGTCTTGTCTTCAATGTTCAGATACTTCTGTTCAGTCATTGGGTTTAACGGGTGATTCACTAGCAGATCCATCTGATATAACCATTGCTCTGCCTGTTTGTTCTCAGGTGTGAATACTCCAGCTTCGTTAATAGTGTACTTAACTTTACCGTTTAGGTTCTGACCTCCAAATATCTGGTGCAATCCATCGAAGTGACCAGTACCACCGAATAGAATGGACTCAGGATCTACCAAGTGCGGATAACTCATTGCGATATATCTTGCAGTGTTCTTACATGGATACAAAGGGCTTCTAAAGTTTTGATACTCTTTAAAGTAAGTCTCCAACTTCTTAGCGAACTCCATCATTGTGTACTTTCCACGTCGGCCTTCTTCAACGTCTTGTAAAAGATAGGCTAACACTTTACCAGCAATTCTAGGTCCGTTTAATAACCAACTCTTAACGTCTGTACCTTTTGGATAATAGATTTGAAATAGATCGTTTCTAGCGTGGCGGTTATTAACGAAATGTTGTTTAGTTGCATCAATGCCTTCTTCTGCCAATTTCATAAATGTGCCCCAATGTTCGTTACTAAAACTAAACACTAAAGTATAAAACATTCTTAGTTCGTTGTCTGTAACATTGTCCCTCATGTAGTAACAGTAAGGATGCTCGTGCCAATGCAAGCGATGTGAAAAGATTTGATACTCTGATTTTAATAGAGAATCTTTTCTGTTATCGAATTTTTGGCAGAACTCAAAGAACTTTTCGATACGCTGATCTAACGACCAATCTCGCATCCAAGAGTCCTTTGGTTTTTTGCCTTTAAATTCTACTTCGCAAGTGTTTGGAAATAAAATTTCACTCATTATTTTGCTATTTTTTTTGTAGGTTTTTTCTTAACATAAGTAGAAGTCTTCTTTGCATAATCTGATACTGCATACTTTAAAATGATGTCTTCTTCTGTTTTATTCAATTTGTATATCTTTCTAACGTAGCGTTCAGATCTTGGAATAATCAAAGAATTCTGAGTGCTGTTCGGTAAAGGTCTAATTGAATTTGGTTCTGTCTTTAGAATGTTAAGATCCACTTCTAGTAACCAACCATCGTATTCGTTTTCCCATACCATAGGAATACTTAAGATATAAAGTTTCTCACATTTTAAAGCGTGTTCTACTTGTTTACCTGAATCGGCATCTAATGCCCAACAATTGTGTTGATGATAAGGAGAAATCGTTTTTAATTGAGTAATGGTTGGAGTTTGTCTATCAAAAAATACTAAGTGATCGTTGTATCCGTATGGATCTGGATTGATGTGGACTTTGTAGCCCATATCTTGCATAACGTTGTTAAATATTTTTTCTCCTGTTAATCCTTGGATGTGGATGTTTTTTGTCTGCTTTGCAGATTTGTTTGTTGTGTGTGCCATTATTTGTTATAATGTTGTTGTACCCTGTCCTTGTATTGCTCTTCTGTTATAAGAAGTGATTTAAGTACCTTGTCATCGGAAGGGTGTTCTGTAATACCGTTAAAACTTGGGACAAGACCAAGATCTAACATTGCTTTCTGTCGACCGTATGGATGGTCTATAATACTGCTGCTATTCCATACATGATCGAAATCTAAGTGATCGTAGTCTGCTCCGGGTTTTACGTAGTTCTCAATCCATCGAATTGAGTCGCACGTTACGTCCTCTGCGTTGTACGGATAACTGCCAGTGTCGTCGTATATCTTCATCATCACTGAATCCAAAAATACTTCTTCTTGCATTTTAGTAGACTTCTTTGCTAAATAGCTAACGCATTCCTTTGCGTTCGTACCGTAATAAAATGGACTTTCACGGTTAACGAATTCAGGGAACCAATCGGCTATGTCAGCAATAAATGCAGCGTACTGAAATCTGAAAGCTCTAAGGCCTCTGTCTGTGTTCCACTTAAACATAAAGTCTCCTACTTCTCTCAAGTCTTTTTTCTCGCCCTGCTCTAAGAAGTTAGCTACGTCTTCTGCAAGTTGAGGAACGAATTCGCAAAGGAAATAATCTCCTCCACGTTTGTAATTGCCTTGAGGTTTAGGAAAACTTGGGAACTGATAGCCTACCGATGTGTAGAATGGTTTAGTTGCTCCTTTTATGATGTCTATCAGCTGAGGTATATTGTCAGCTTGATGCATCTCGAACAAGAGCGTGTTGTGATACCCTGAGGGTTTCATCGAATAGTTAATAGCAGATCCTGTTAATCTGTGAAACAAGAACAAATAGATCCACTCTCTTAAACCGAACACGTCGCGCTTACCTGTCCAATTTTTAGAAACTGTTTCTCTCTGTTTTGTCATATGACCTTGAGTCATTTTATTCCAGTAAGGGTGATCTTCGGAAAAACCATAAAAAACATCGTTAACTATCTGTGAGAATCCTGCGTACTTTCTTTCAACCACGTCGTATAGTTCAACGTGTTTCATTAAGTCATCGGGCACAGAGCTATCTGCATGTTTTATAATTCCTAAGTTACACTCTTCTTGTTGTGTTTTAGCCATTTGGTAATAGCGTAAAAATTCTTCGTAATACGGTGTGGTTGTAATCCACTTTGGGTTTGCTGTAATCATATTTTAATTTTGTGATTCTAATTGTCTTCTTGCTTCCATTCTTTTTTGCATTGCATCTACGTGTACACTGTAATAAGATTCGTCAGTATCCAACCAATGCTCTTCGTCTACCCACTCCTCTCTACCGAATCCTATACCTGCAATTTTAAGATGTACTGCACCTTCACGTTTTAATGCAATCCGTTTAGTTTTCTCTATTGCTTCGCCTTGAGTTCTTGCCATAACGCAGCAAACGTAATCTTTTAAATTATTCCAATTAGGTTGTTCCTCTCTCGAATTAGTATAGTGTGCGTAATAAACTGTCATAGGCTTAGGTGTGGCTTGCTCTCTTAGTACTCTTTCTTTTTCTACTCTTGCCCACTCAACGTAGAAGTTTAGTACGTGATCTTCTGGTTCTACTTCGTAATCGAAACATTGGAATATTCTCCATGAATCTATTGCGTACTTACCAACCCCTTTAAGTCCAATTAATTTATGAGCAGGAATATAAATAGGATTGCCATATTCTTTTACTAAGTCCAACCACTGATAGGAGAACTCCTTCCAAGCTTTTACTCTTTTGTTATAAAAACCTAAAGGCTTGATTATTGCTATGACCTCTGCGTCAGGGCAGTCGATTAAACGTTCTGCTGTGTTGCATTTGTTAAAGAAGTGTTCTCTAACTTCGTCTACTTGTCTGTGATGTGTTTGATTTAGCATGAAACAGACCATTAGCATTTTCCAAGGGTCGTCTCTGTACTCTTCCTGTCTAGTGAGGTAAGGTGATGTCTGTAATCTCATAACTTTTATTGTAATCAAATATACGAAAAATCTATCAAATCTATTCGTTTAAGTTCCTAGTAACATAGAAATAGGGGCTGTGGCCCCTACTCTTATAATAATTCGTATGTAACACCGAGTTCTTTTAACTTAAGTTCTGCATCTTCGAACTGAGCGGCCTCTTCAAAACAGAGCGCTCTCATTTTTGGTCTGAATGCTACCAGTTTTATTTCGTCGCATTCAATAGCTTGTTCGTCCGCCTCTTCCACTATCAAAACTTGCATAACTTACATTTTTTGATATTAATAATTTCTCTTAGAAGCAATAGTATCTTTAACGAATTGTAAGATTTCTCTGTAATCGAATCCGTCACCCATTAAACCTTCGATACCTGCTTTTATTTTATCTCCACCCAATTGACTGAATCTATCATCGTCGCTCATATCCATATCGCCGTCATCGTCTTGAGTAATTTTATCAATACCAGTTTTGATAGAACCGAATGGATCTACATCTTCGTTTTCTATAGATTCCTCCATACGAGGATTAGCATTTTTTAAAATACCTTTAAAGTGAGTTAATATTTCAGGTTTGCTTACGCCATCATCTAATAAATCCATAATATCTTCTTCAAAAGTATGATTATAATCTTGTATGCCTTCGTTCTGAACCATATGCTCAGGCTCTATGTAATCCATAGAAATATCGTCGTTCATATCGTGGTTAACTTGCGTGCCATGATCTTCATCCATATTGTCAGAAGGAATAAGCATTTTTTCTACTACAGTAAATGCCTTAGCCATTAAAGCCATATAGCCCTCTTTAGTTTTCCATGCTTCTGTACCTGATCCAATTACTTTTTGTATCTTTGGCTCGTCCATATATCCGTCTTCTGAATCGTGAAGTTCAAAAGCAATACCGTCAACTCCTTCCCAACCTGGCGTAGCGTAGATATGAGCGTTAGGATATTTAGGATTTTGCCAAGCTATTGCACCGCCTTGAGTTTCTTCAGCAGTCCAACCTTTTACAGTTTGTCCAGCTATTTCTGTATCCCACTCAGAAGTTTCGTTTCCGTAGTTGTCCCATTTTGCCGTGTCAGATCCAGCAAAAATATCTTCTGTTTCTTCTTCGTTCATCTTAGGCGCTACTTTGTCTTTAGAAGACGTTTTGCCTTGGTTAGAGAACAACCATTTAGAAATGCCAGAATACTCATATAAAAAGTCTTCACCGTACATTCTTTTCCACACATCGACCAAATCCACAATTGTAAAGTTCTTATAGTTCTTTGTTAAGTAGCTGTATGCGCCTGAATATTCAGTTTTGAAGTCTTCACCGTAAACGTCCTTCCAAGTTTTTTCTAATTCGAAAGGAGTAATTACTATGTCTTTATTTAAGTCGTTCAAAGTTAAGTCCGGATCCCCAAAACTTTTAAATTTGTCTTCTTTCATGTGTGGAGCCTTATAAGCCGCAGCTTTAGCACCAACAACAGTGTTAGTCTTGTGATCTTTCTTACTCATCTTGTCCAACATATCGCTTGATCTATGACGTCCTAAATTAGGTCTTGAGTTTGGAGTGGCCATTTTGCCTGCATCTCCTATGCTCTTTACACCTCCCATTTCTTCTAATTCTTTGTTGTACTCAGGTTCTCTCTCTTCGACTTCTTTCATTGTATTGAAATCTCCCAACGCTTGGTTAATGTCTTGATACCACATTTCGTTAAGCTGTTGATAAGCACCAACTTTGTTGCTCTTCATGTAGTTAGTTAAGTCGAAGTTATTCTTCATGTAATCAGTTTTAATTATACGTTAATAAATATCGAGCCATATCAATTAGAAAACACGCCATCGTCCCAGTAGACCAGTAAATCTAGAAATCTAAAATTACAGTCAATCCACTAAAGAGGACCACAATCTTCGTAAGCAGAGGCCTTCTCGTACTCTACCATTGCTTGGTGGTACACTGTTTGTTGGAACTGTCCATTGTGTTGGAAGTTTGCGGCCATACCACCCAAAGGTTGCCAGCCTTCCTTGATCATCTTATTGATCTGCTCGACGAATGCCTGCTCGCTGTTTGCGTACACGACCTCGTAACGTTGTATTTTCATATTTGTAAGTTTAAATTTCGTATGCCTCGGCGAGTTCTTTAATTGTAGCGACTGCCAATTCCGTAGTGCAGTCGAAGCCTTCTCGCTTTCTGTTTACGCGTTTACCGAACCGTTCTAGTCTCTCGTGCACTGCTTTCTCTATGGCTTTAGCGTTGATACACTTGTGTTTGTATACCGAGAACCAAGGCGTAATAACTCCCGTCGACGCGTTAATCTCACGGGTTCGTTGATCTACGCTAGTAGTTGTCATACCAATCTTGCAGACTCCCGGCATGCCCTTGTTCACCAAAACGTACACCCATTGAGGTTTTCTAACGCTACCGGTTGGGTCTAGAATCGCCTCACCAAAATAGGTAACGTCTTCCCATCCGTCCTCTGTAGCGGTAACAGTAAACGCTTTCGCTCTCTGCAAGGCGTACTTGTCGTTCTCTATGTCCAGAGGCACGTAGAACCTGGACTGTTCTGAGGTGATACGTTTCATTATCTGTTCTTTAATGTTTGATTAATTGCGATTAGCGCTTCGTGGATATCCTGGAGTATCTGTAGATAGGGTGAGCTTTCTACTTGATCCACTCCTCGTACGCCCAAATGTAGGCCTCCACCTCGTCTGCGGCCGTTTTGTCCTCTAGGTATTGCTTGGCGTCCCGAGTCACTTCCCATCTCAGGCCCCACGAGTCCGCTTCTACTAGAATCATTTCGATCATTATCTCGTCCTCTCGATTTGTCTGTTTCATGCTCGTTCATTAGTTACGATTTTGTTTACTTTGATACTCGGTCAAGAAAATTAAAACCCACAGAGAACCAATAATGTAATTCTGCAACAATAGGTTTAAAATGGCAACCACTAGCGCTATGGTAGAGAAATGCCTACCGAACCAGTCAAAAAGCTTATTACTCATATATTTAGATTTATTATTTGCACAGTTTACGGAAATTGGATGCCCTCGGGGGTGTCGGCCATGGTGCGCTCTTTAATATTCTGCAGCCTGAATTGAATAGCTTTTAAACTCTCCTCGCACTCATGGATATACCTTAAGGTGTCCTGTCTTGTTGTTGCCTTATTCATGGCACTGATGTTGGTCATAAGATCTATTAGCAGATCTATGTGAGCCGGAGCAATGGTTCCTCTCATAGACTACTTGGCTTTTACCATTGTCTGAAAGAAAGAGATTTCTCCTCTGCTACTCTTGTCGATCACTAACGGCGTGTTTGTGATTACGTAACCGAAAGCCATACGATCGTTGACCTTCTTTTCCAATTCTGAGATTGTGTGCGCTTCTACTACCACGAAATTTAATTCTTGCATTTTATTTGTTTTTTATTATAAATTATTTTTTATCCGTTAAGAATACTTTCAATGTCCGGTTCTCGTCCTGTAGGGACAATTCAACATTGACGTTGTACTCTACTACTATGCGGCCGCCCTTCTTTTTAGTGTGATCTATAACCTCGAATCTAGTTATCTCTTTGGTCACGATGTCTAATAAGTCTTGCTTGATCATATATTACAGTTTAAATAGATTTAAAATGAATCTAGCGTTCTCAATTTGAGCGTCCAAAAGTCCTCTATCGTATACGTCGTCGTAATTTCCAATATCGGCAGGATTAAAATCTTCCCCATCCTCTAGTGCCAATTCTGTAGCTGTTTTTAAAGCAGCTAATTCAATGTAGCTATTGATCTGTTCTTGCGTAAATGGTGACATATATTTGTATTTATACTTTTAACAATGTGAAAACCGGGGATTTCTCGGTGACGGACCAAGGGACCAGGGGCCCCCCTAGCAGTTCGCTGTCTACAACAATCGTGTCGTTGGTGTGACGCTAACGGGTTGCTAGCGACTAACTAGTGGATTATTTTTTCCACTAGCAAGTCATTTGCAATATTTACTACCTAAGCCGCTACGAAGCGGTCTGCTATCTGCCACAGGCCTTGGTTAAGAGTCATGTCCTCCAAAGGATTGGTGATGGCCCTTGCCGTACGGTTGTTCATCTGAAACCCTCCCTTGATCAGGTTCTCCTGTACTCTATTGAATGTGTGCCATAGAGTGTTTGCTCTGTCTGCGTCCCTTCTTGGGTTCAATATCTCCATGATCTCGTACTCCTCTGCTTGTCTGTCTGAGGCGATTCTTAATGATAGAGCTTCTGTTGCGAATGCTCTTCTCTCTGCTGCTGTCATCTCCTTCTCAGCCCATCTTGATATGGTGCCAACGGTCTTGTTCATGATGCTCATCTTCTCGTCGATCTTGGTCTTAAGCGAGTCCAATGTAAACTTGGTGTGTCTCTCTTTGAAACCGCCGAAGTCTTGGGTCTTAAGCACCAATCCGTTCTCGCATACCAATCTAAACAGACC